TTTGACGAAGATCCTAATCTTCCATACTATTGGCCAGCTAAAGAGGTAGCTAATGCAAACTAGAGTGTTTTTATCAGGCGCTATAGAAGATGTTCAATCTGACTTTAAGTATAGTTGGAGAGACGAAGCTACTGCGCTTCTAGATCATAGAGGTTTTAAGGCAGTCAATCCAATGGACTATGCTCTTGAGGAGGAAGACTCTGAACCAAAAGAAATAGTAGATAAAAATCTCTTCTTGCAAAAAAGCTGTGACATTATTTTAGTAGAATATAGATTACTTTATAGAGCATACATAGGTACAGACTTCGAAATGACCTGGGCACACTTCAACAATCAACCAATAATTGTTTGGGCGCACCAAGATTTGCAGCATAGAAAATATCTTAAATTTCTTGCTACAAAACTTGCAGACACACTAGAAGAAGCTGTAGAATATATATCCAATACATATCCATCCAATAAATAAAAGGAAATAAAATGCCAGAGAACAAATTCAATTACTTTGCTGTTGTTACAACAACATTGGTAAAGGCTAAGAACAAAGAAGAAGCACAGAAGGTTGCCTCGAATCGTCGTGGTGTAACTGGTGAGCGTTTGTTCCAATCAACTGATATTGAGCGTATTTCTTCAGTAGAAGCACGCAAGCAAATCGAAAAGTTGGGCGAGTAATTTATTAATCTGTGGGGCTGGACTAACCTTCAGCCCCACATTATTTTTGGAGTTTTATGATAATAGCTCAGATGGTTGGAAGAAATGAATCTTCCAAGTACTTAAAAGAAGTGCTAGAAAGACTTAAGCAGCAGGTAGACAAGATAGTCTTCACTGACGACTGCTCAGAAGATGACACAGCAGAAATAGCTGCATTGTATGCACACGTATATGTGAATGAAGAACCACTTTTTACGGTTAACGAAGGGGCCTTAAGAGCAAAAGCTTGGTCCAATTTGGAACAACACGCTCAAGAAGGTGACTGGATTATAGCCATTGACTGTGACGAGATGCTTTATGATGCAAAGGATATAAATACTGTATCCGTTAAACATGTTCTTGATCAGTCCCCATATGACGTAGTAAACGTTCGCTTCTACCACATGTGGAATGATACTCAATACAGAGTAGATAAGCTTTGGGCACCAAATAATAGTTCTAGAATTTTTAGATTTAAGAATGGTGGAAAATTCTTAGACAGAAAATTAGCTTGTGGTTCAGAACCTACTTATGTCGTAGAAGATATAAGAAGAAGAAATTACTGGGTTCATTCAGGTCTTGTTATGCAACATCTAGGCTATACTAGAGATATAGATAAAGAGTTAAAGCATACAAGATATATGAATTTAGATAAAGGCGAGTTCCACAACATTAAACATATCGAGTCAATAGTAGATCCTAATCCAACTCTTATAACTTGGGGAAATTTCGGAATATGAAATCACATAACGCAGTAGAAACAATTAAAAAAGTGTCCTTAATGTTGGAAAGAAAAGAGAAGTTTGCTTTTGTAACATATACAAGATCAGCAATCTTTACTTTGACTGGAGAACTAAAAGGAGAAAAGAAGCCACCAAAGAACTTTGTCAAGCTTCTTTCTGACGGCATGCAAAAGAAGGATCCTAATTTCATCAAGGCCGTACAAAAAGATCTAATGCTTTCAAGCATGGATAAGCTAGCAAGCCTTAATATAAAAGGTGTTGAATTTTACGATCCAGCTTTCTTGGAGCTTTACATCAATAATAACTATGATGTATTCAAGACTTTTACTTCTTGGTACTTCAAGAATACAAAAGCTATTGTTGTATCTTTTCAGAATCAAAATTATATAGGAAAGTATTTTTCTCCTGATTCTTTGTTTATTCAAGTTCCCTATAATGACTTCTACTCTAGAATAGAATCTATTACAGAAGAGATAAAGTCACATAAGGGTGAATACGACCTGTGCATCTTTGATTGCCCAATGTTAAGCGCTGCTTTAGCAGTACAAGTTTGGGACAATACAGACATGTCAATTATTGACCTGGGTAGAACCCTAACTGTAGCTAGAGCATTGGCAAAAAATAATGACAGAGCGAGACAATAAGGCTTACGCCAATTTAAATGCAAAGATAATTAATCTGCTGTTTGAGACTGACAAGTCTATAGCAAAAGTTGCAGAAGAATTGTTTATAACAAGTGAACAACTTAACAAGGCTATAACTAGACTTGGTTTAGGTTGGGTAAAAGACCATAGACGCAAGATGTCTAAGGGTCAGACTGTGTTAACAAGCATAATGCAAAAGCTTTTGCCTAACGAAACAATAGTTAATGAATATCACTTGGGTGAAAGACTTAAACTGGATGTGTACTGTCCTAAATATAAGTTGGGTGCAGAGTTCCACGGCATCCAGCACTTTCAATACACAGAAAGATTCTTTGATACAAGAGATGATTTTTTAGAAGCTCAAAAAAGAGATCTAAGAAAAATACAACTCTGTGAAGAACAAGGTATTGCACTTGTAGTTTTTAGGTACGACGATAAGCTTACTGAAGAGTCAGTTTATGATAGAATACTTACCGCGATCAAGACTACTGGCACAGAGCCAACGGTTAAGAAGCGAAAGAGCATTAAAGATAACCCGACTTATCAGATAGCCAAGAAGAACAATTCTGAAAAGAAAAAAGCCATATACAAAGAGCTAAAAGAAAAGCGTAAAAATGACAGAAAACCAAACTGAAGATAAACAAGAGTATCCAATTGAATACCAAGTTTTTGCTCTGTCATTCAAGAACCCAGGTTCGATAGCATACTTTGATGCACAGTTGCCAGACGAAGTTGTAGGTGCAATACATGGGCAGTCTGGGATACATGAGTTCTATAAGGCAATGCTGTCTTATTTTCATGCAACCAAGCGTGAGGTTGTAGAACCAATTGCATTTAAGTCTTGGTTAGAATCTGAAACAGATATCCATGCAGCTCTTGGTGGATCTTCTGGTGTAGATACAATGATCAATGCTATTCTGAATCTAGAAACATCAGATCATGAATCTATTTCTCAGCTGCTAAAGCATAAGGCTAATAAAAGAAAGCAGCTGGACATACTCCAAGAGTTGCAAATCTTGCTTGTCCAAAAGGGTGAGAAGAATAATAAAGATGTAGCAAGAATCTCTGAGATAACTGCAGAGATAAAGAACTTAGAAAATGATTTAAATTTTAACCCACTTGACAGTGTTGCTACCGCTAATGATATCTCAAAAAGAGCTGCTTCCCTGTTAGAAATCCCAAGCTTTTTGCCGACACAATACAAGTCCCTCAATAGAGCTATGGGCTATACCGACGATGGTGGCTTCTTTAGAGGAGCAGTGCATGCCATAATCGCTCCATCGGGCAAGGGTAAAAGCACATTTGCAAAGTGCCTAATTAATCATTGGGCAGACACAGGATACAAAGTCTTGTACGTTAACTTTGAGGAAGCTGTTCCGCACTGGGAGCGTGTACTCATGACCCAGATCATTGAGAAAAACGTCTACGCTGAAGCAGCTAATTGGAGCGACAAAGAGAAGGCACAAAACTTAGCTAAGTTTAAAGCAAAGCTAGATGAATGGGGAGATAGATTCATGGTAAAGCATGACCCAGACACCCCATACTTTGAGGACTTAGAAAAGTGGTTTAGAAGTATAATGGGTCATTCAGAACTTGTCCCGGACGTTATTGTTATTGACACAATACAATCGATGTTTACCAAAGGCGGAAAGGGTAAGCCACGTTGGGGTGAGTTCGAAGAAATGATGGTTAGATTAGAAAAACTTGCAAGAGACATGGATTGTGTTTTAATAATTACAGCTCAAGAAAACTCGAACAGAATGAAAGAAAGAAGAGAAGTAGTACAGCAGTCTGATACTGGAGGATCACTTTCGATCCAGCAGAAGTGTGCTGTAACTATCTTCATCACTGAAAAGAAATTAATCAGTGGAGATGATTCTGAAGATGAAAACATAATGCAGTTGCAAATTCCTAAGAACAGAATTACTGGCTCAACATACACATACAATTCTCCATTGGTCAAGTACGTAGATCAGCATAAGAAGTATGTGGAGTATGAACCAATAACAAGTGAGTCCTATTCAAAGATAGTCAACGCTGATGATATTAAAGAACTAATCGAGAGCATAAACATACTCTAAGGAAAATATGATACAAATAGAAACACAACAGTTAAAAGATTTCCAAACATGTGAAAGACTATATGATTTTAGGCACCTTGAGAAATTGCCAGAAACAATAGGTGAAAGAAAATTAAATTCACTTAAGTTTGAAACTACAATTAAAGCAATTGTTAATCATTTCTTTTATCAAAAACAAAATGGACGCACACCGTCCTATGCCTCACTGTTACACAAGTGGGAAAAGCTTTGGTTTCCTAAGGACACTACGCCCTACGACATTGTCCACGAACAGCATGAAAGCCTGTATGGCAACATGGCAAGCTTGACTAGCAAAGCTGCAGCAGTTCTGTTAGAGATGGTAGAAAACTTTAGTGATCCAGATATCATTCCTATGGGTATAGGTCTTGAATACACAGCTCCAGTAACGCCAAACATTGGTGTCAATGACATGTTTGATCTTGTATATAAGAAAAACGGTAAGGTCTATGTTGTTAAATGGGTATTCAATCACAAGCTAAAGTTTGAGAATAGTTACGTAATTGACTTTGCCCTCATGCATGTTGGTTATTTTAATAAGTTTGGCGATAGAATAAAAGACACCAAATTTGGCTACTTTGATTTAATGAATCAAAAGTCTGGGTTCAACGAAGTTGTTGTGCAGAAAGCTGATATAGAAGCTCTAAAGTACTGGTGTGATTCACTGCATGATGAAAAGATTTTCCCATCTAGAAGAGGGCTTACAGCATACTGCAAGGTGTGTCCTTATGATAAGCCTTGTTCAAAGTGGGTTCTATGGGCAAAAAAGGAGAAAGACAATGGCTAAGAAAGATATTCTAGATGAGATACTTGCAGAAAAACCTGTGCTCTCACAGATTAAAGAAGAAGATGTAATTCTAGAACCTTTACTTGAGGAGATAGGATTGATAGAGGACGAAAACATAAGCTCATTTGTTAGATCAATCTTAGTAAGATCGACTGATTTTTGGCTAATGCCGTCGAGCTTTTCTGGTAAGTACCATCCAAAAGACGAGCATGGAGAAGGGGGCAATGTGCTCCATACCAAGAGAGTGATGCGCGTTGCCCAAATACTTGCAGAGTCATATGGTTTAACTGACGAAGAAAAAGACATGGTGTTTGCTGCCGTGCTACTCCATGATATCAAAAAGGGGAATAGGTATGGAGATGACACAAAATTTACTTATGACCCAATGCATCCATATACCGTTGGACAGTTTGTTAAAAAGTGTCAAGACGAAGATAGGAAGTTTGCTTCAGAGTCTCAATCATCTACCTTGTATCTAGCTGAAGATATCGTACAATCTATACTTAGATTAGTTCGCTGTCACTTGGGACCATGGTCACCAGTTCCTGAGACTAGTCCGGTCACATACCTGGATATGATCGTTCATATCGCAGACAATGTTGCGTCTAAGGTAGACTATGTTGTTGATGGTAAAGATATAAAAGAAGATAGATGGAATGTTTAACGCCGACACAGATAATATTCTCTTAAAAAGATTTACAATTGCTAAAAAACTAGAGTATTATATTGAGGAATCTATATATTATAGAACTCACTCGGACTCAATCAATATTAATTCAAGAAAGGTTTTGTGGCGTATTCAAGACGCCGAGGGAAAAACTCAGATTAAATGAAAATTAATAAAGATAATAAATTCCTATCTAACTGGAGCCTATACGAGGTGGCTAGATATGTTCCATCTCTAGAAAGAGTTATACGAGATAAGGACAAAATTATTTCCCTTGAGGAAGTTCCAGACTATGCCGAAAAGAATAACAATATAGGCATATACACTTCAGTATTTGCCTACGACACCGCAGAGTTTACAAAAGCTAGTAGGTTGGGTCCACTCTATTTTGATATTGACAACAAAGATTTTGGTATCGCTCAGCAAGATTGTATTAAGTTATACGAACATTTATTGAAGTATGTTCCAGCTGAATCAATACTTGTTTACTTTACTGGTAAAAAAGGTTTTCATATAGAGTGTGAACCAATCGCCCTTGGCATAAGCCCAGGCAACAACCTGCCAAAGATATTTAGATATATAGCTACAGATATGGTCAAGAAGCTGTCATTGACAAGCTTAGACTTTAGCGTGTATGATCTTAGAAGAATGTGGAGATTACCTGGGTCTATTCATCAGGATACAAAGCTTTACAAGACACTTTTAAATCCGTTTAATGGTGAAAAGAATTACGCCTACGAAGAGTTTGACGTTATTAAAGAGTATGCATCACAAAAAAGATCACTAGATGTAGCTGAGCAGATTTTTAGTTACAAAGCAAATGAATGGTACAGAGAAAATATCTATAACCTAGAAGAAGATTCTAAGAAGAAAGATAACCCTTTAGACTACTTTAACAAGTATGGTTCAAAAGCTTTCAAAACATTAGCACCGTCAGCAAAGGTATTCGATAAAGAAGCATTGATACACAACTGCAGCGCCATTAAACGATTGCATGAGCAAGCAGAAGAAAGCCATTACCTTGAACATGAAGCTAGATTATTCCTCTGTTCTATCTTGACCTACACGGAAGATTCAATCAAATATCTCCATGAGATTTTAAGTTGTTGTCATGATTACAATTTTGAAAAGTCTTCTGCTCATATCAATGATTGGATTAAGAGAAGACAGATGGGCATTGGTGGAAGACCATACACATGCGAACGAGCTAACTCTGTGGGTGTAGGTTGTGGTGAATGTAATTTGGAAAAGAAAAACAAATGGGCTCAGATTGGGAACAAGTATGTTGAGACTACAGAAAAGTCTTCGCCATCACCAATAAGATACGCATATAAGACGACCAAAAAGGAAGATTAAGTATGAACATAAGAAATCCAGATGACGTAATCGGAGTGTGCTCCGAATGTAAATCAGATCAACCAATGAGATATATGGAGAACAGCCCATTTGCCCAAGAGGGCAAAGCAGTTACCTGTAAATACTGCGGAGGTGTAGTTATAATAACGTACAGAGAAACCAGAGACGACTCCCTTAACGGTTCAGACAGAGAAAGAGGAATCTAATTGAAGAATTGGACTAACCTCCACAATCATACAACCTACTCCATGCTAGACGGGCACGGGAAGGTAGAACAGTACTTTGCGAAAGCAAAGGACCTAGGAATGGTTGGACTAGCCACCACTGATCATGGCAATATACACTCATGGTTAGACTTCTACGACGCTGGAGTGGCAACAGGGGTTAAGCCAATACTTGGTTCTGAATTTTATCAGGCTAGAAAAACTAGATTTGATAGAGACGAAGAAGAAAGATCAGGCCCTGCAAAAAATGAATGGGAACAACGTGGCCCGTACCACATAACTATTCTGGCTAAGAACAACGAAGGTTATCATAATATTATCAAGATATCTTCTAAGTCATACCTAGAGGGATACTATGTCAAGCCAAGAATTGATCACGAATTAATTGCAGCACACTCTTCTGGCTTAATAGTTTTGTCCGGATGTCTCAATGGTGAAGTGGCTCAAGCCCTCTTGAGAGGTGACACCAAGTTTGCCCTAGAGTCAGCCGCAAAGATGCAAGACATTGTTGGGAAAGAAAATTACTTTATTGAAATTCAAAACCATGGTCTTCCTGAACAAATCAAAATAACTCAAGGCTTAATTGACATTGCACAAAAGATAGGTGCAAAGATAGTGCCAACAGGTGACTGCCACTATGTGCATAAGGAAGATGCTAGAGCACATGACATAATGTTGTGCGTGTCCACTAACTCTAATATAAACACAGAAAATAGATTCTCTTTTAGCGGAGATAATTTCTATCTAAAATCTTATGATGAGATGGCAACAGTATTCCCTGAAGATTGGTTGAAGAATACTTTAGAAATATCTTCAATGGTTGATGTCAATTTAAAGTTTGGCGATCTTCACTTCCCACATTTCCCATTGCCAGAGGGAACCAACACGGATGATCATCTAGATCTATTGGCTTGGGATGGACTTAAGAAAAAGTACGGAGACCCGTTGCCAGAAGAAGTACTCCATAGAGCTCAGCATGAACTCAGAGTAGTCAAGGAAATGGGATACCCAGAATACTTCTTGGTTGTTTCTGATCTAGTTCAATGGGCTAAGTCTAACAACATTAGAGTTGGGTGGGGTAGAGGCTCTGCTGCAGGCAGCATCTTGTCATATGCATTGGGCATTACTAATCTTGACCCACTTAAATTTGGGTTGATGTTTGAAAGATTTCTAGTAGAGGGTAGAAAGTCAATGCCTGACATCGATCTGGACTTCGACGACAGACATAGAGACAAGGTAATCAACTATGCTAGAGAGAAATATGGTGACGATAAAGTAGCCCATATTTGTACGTTTAACAAAACTGGAGCCAGACAGTCCATACGTGATGCAGCACGCGCTTTGGCCTACGATTTTATAGGTGGTGACAAGATAGCCAAACTGGTCCCTGCGCCTGTCCTGGGCGTTGCTAAGAGCCTCTCAGAGTGCATGGAGACACCTGAGTTCAGACAGATGTATGACTCAGATGATGACTCTAAACTAATTGTAGATACAGCCTTTGGGTTAGAAGGTCTCATAAGACAGACGGGTATGCACGCTGCAGGGGTTGTTATATCCAGAGAGCCGCTGACAGACTATCTCCCAATCATGAAGAAGGGTGTTGACAACCCTGTCATAACTCAGTGGGACATGGGCAGAGTAGAACAGTGCGGCCTATTAAAGATTGACTTCCTTGGCCTTAGAAACCTTGGCGTGATTGACGAGTGCATTAAGTTAGTCAATAAAAATAGAGGCATATTGATAGACGTAGACAAGATACCCCTGGACGATTATAAGACGTATCAGGAACTTTGCAAAGGTAATGCAATAGGTGTTTTCCAACTTGAGTCAACTGGGATGCGTGAACTAATGGTGCAGTTGCAACCACAAGATGTTCAAGACATCATGGCTCTAATTTCATTGTATCGTCCAGGCCCAATGGGATCTGGCATGGATAAGTTATATATTTCTAGAAAGCATTCAAAGTCATCAATTCAATATGATCATCCTAATTTAGAAAAAGTGTTAGGCCCATCACTAGGAATCATGCTTTACCAGGAAGATGTTTTGGGAGTCGCTAGAGAACTAGCAGGGTTCAGTACAGCAGAAGCTGATGACTTAAGAAAAGTAATTGGTAAAAAATTGATGGACAAGATCGCATTGTTCAGAGGAGAGTTTGTCAAAGGCTGCATGGAGAAGTCAGATATATCTGAGGACAAAGCAAATAAAATATATTCTGATATCGAATACTTCGGTGGGTACGGGTTTAACAGAGCACACGCAGCAAGCTATGCGATGATTTCATACATAACTGCGTACCTTAAGGCAAACTATACAGCGGAATACATGGCTGCACTCCTGTCTTCTGTTACTGGAAACAAGGATAAGCTGGCCTTGTATCTTTCTGACTGTAGAAAGCTTGGGATAAAAGTTTTAAGCCCTTCTATTAATAAGTCAGTAGAAGAGTTCACCGTAATCGATGAAGCAACAATCATCTTTGGACTCTCTGCAATCAACGGAATTGGCTATGCAGTATCGGAGGCAATACTTTCTTCAAGAGATCAAGACAACCCTTACACTTCGATGCATGACTTCTTAAGACGAACTGGTCCAGCGGTACTAAAGAAATCAACCATTGAACACCTAGCTAATGCTGGTGCTCTTGACGAATTAATTAGCGAAGTATATGACCAGGACTTCGGAAGACAAACCGAGCTTACTATTTTAGAAAAAGAAAAAGAAGAGCTAGGGATATATGTTTCCAAGAATCCAGTTGATGGTGTTTGGGATCTTCTTTCTAAGAATATAGATTATGAAATCATAGAAGTAGCAGATTTACAAGCCGGATCTAGAGTTAACTTGGGTGGAATCATTTCCTCGTCAAAGAAAATGATAACTAAAAAAGGCGCTAAGATGTATAAGTTTA